AAAATCGTCGTCAACCCGGATTACCCGCCCGAAGAACAGATTGCCGATCTGGTGAAACTGGACTTGGAACAAAACGGCATCCCGCCGGAGAACTGTTTTTACGACTCATTCGGTAAGGGCACCATCGGTTTTGCCTTCGCGCGCAAATTCGGGGCGAATCCTCCGGTGCCCGTGGACGCGGGCGCGCGGCCCACAGAGCGCCCGGTGCGCTACGACCTGTGGCTGACTGAACGCGACGGTCGGCGGCGGCTCAAGCGGTGCGATGAGCACTATTCCAAGTTCATCACAGAGATGTGGTTTTCGGTTCGCGAGACGATTGAAAGTGAGCAGATGTGCGAACTGCCGGAAGATGTGATGCTGGAAGGCTGCTGGCGTGAATACAAGACCGTGGCCGGCGACCGCATCGAGGTCGAGCCGAAGGACGAATTGAAGGAGCGCATGGGGAAAAGCCCTGACCTTTTTGACCATCTTGCGATTTGCTGCGAAGGCGCGCGGCGACTCGGTTTCAAAATCAAACGGCTGGGCATGGATGTTCCCGTCGAAGATTCAACCTGGGACTGGTTTTGGAAGCGGCAAGACCAGTTGAAGGAGCAGAGAGCGAAGCACGCTCTTACTTTTTGATGATGCAGTTGATTTCGTGCTCGTGGACCATGCGCAATTCGACGCCGTTGAAATCAATCTGGCTGGCACTGTAAAAGTTGAACACGACTTCATCGCCGACTGCGACGGTCATGGGGATGCGGACGCCCTGCTCAGACCAACGGCCCGGCCCGATGGCGACTACGATGCCTCGCGTCGGCTTGTCCTTGGCCAGTTCTGGCACAAAGATTGCGCCGATTTTTTCCGGGGCTTTAATTGGTTCGATTATCACCCTGTCCGTCACTGGGAACAGGCTGCTGTAAGGGGATGACATTTTTGGGTTCCTCGGTTTTAGGTTTCGATTTCAAAACGGTTTCGGCGGTCTTGGCAAGAGCGACTTGTTCGGCAATTTGCGCGCCGCGTTTGATGGAATAGAGAACGTCCTGGGCGATGCCGGCCAGAACGGTATAAACGATGGCGGGATGCACGTCGTTCTTCGCAGCGTCGGTGACGATGGCGGCGATTTCTTTTTGGAATTGTTCAGCGGGATTTGTTGATTTGCTCATAAATTATCCATTTCCAGCCGCCAAGCGGTCAAACTCGGCGTCAATGTCGTCCAGCGTGGTTGCGCCTTTTTTCTTGCCGCCAGCTTCCACCCTGCGCGTCTCGCCGCGTCCGGGTGCGGACTGCTCGTAGCCGGCGAGTTGTTCGCGCAATTCCTTCAACTCGGTGTCCTTCTGGTTCAGGCGATACACCAGCCGGTCATGGGCGGCGGCGCGGTTGCGAATGGCACTATGCAACAGAGTCATTTCCGCCTGGGGCAACTGGCCATTCACCAGCTTGTCTTTCAGCGAGGCCGGCAGCTTGACAATTTCAGAGGGGTCAAGGATGCCGAACGCGAGGTCGGTCAGGCGCGTGCCGTAGGCCAGCAAGTCGTTGCCCTTGGTGTCGGCTGGATCGGTGCCGAACAATTGTGGATATTTTTCCGCAGCCAGTTTGTTCGCCGCGTGCCAACGCTCGCTCGCCTCCTTCTGCGATTTTGTCTGTAATTCCCGAAACTGGGTTTCCCTCGTGCCGGCTTGTTTTCTGAAATCCTCAATGGCCGTTCGCATCTGTGTGTGATGATCGAGCACCTTGTCGCGCTGCATGGTGATGCGCGCGGCATTGTAACCGAAATGGTCGGCGATGAATTTGTTGGCCGTGTCCTCGTCCTGAATGGCCATGAGCGCATCCCAGTCAGCCTCGCTGCCCTTGCGGGTTTTGCCGGGTTCGAGCACCGCGCCGAATTCATCCGATTTGTCCGGGTCCTTGAAATTCAGAGTGGCGAGAAGCTTCTGGCCCTGCTCGTAGGCTTTCAAAAACGGCTGCTGGTATTTTTCCTTATATTCGGTGCTGCGCTCATAGTTTGAAAACTTGAGTTCGTTTTCCAGTTCGTCACGCCGTTTGTTCCACGATTCGCGGTCCTTGAGCAACTGCTCCTTTTCCGTGTCGGCCTTGGGCTTGGAGGATTCGGATTGGAGCGTTTCGTATTTGCTTTTCCAGTCAGCGGCCTCGGTGCGAGTGCGGTCGAGTTCATCGCGCAAGGTGGATGCCTTGACCTTGGGCGGCAACTCGCCGGGCTTTGCTTGAGTCCCTTTGACTTCGGCAGGCGATTTGATTTCGTCCGGCTTCGTTTCAGGAGCGAGTTTGGTGTCTGGCGCTGGTTTTGTGTCGGCAGCTGGCTTGGCGTCGGGTTTGGGTTCGGGCGGGGCTGAAATCAGGGCGTCAAAACCGGCATAGGCGGAATCCATGTTCGGCCCGGACGATTGGGGCGAATGCGGGTTCGGACCGGCGGGGGCTGCGGGAGCCGGGGCTGGTGCGGGAGGGGCGGCTGGTGCTTCGGCAGGCATAAATTTACGCTTTGGGATTCAGTTGTCCCATGGTTGTCGGTTTGGAAGTGGGGGAATCCTCATTCAACTTTTCGAGTGTGCGGCGAAAGGCGTCTGCGCCTTCCTTGCGCCAGCGGTTCGCGGCGGCGGTTGCCATGTCGGCGGCAATGGATAGACACTGGTCATATTCCAGCGTGGCGGTATCGAGCGCGGTCTGCATCTGGTTGCTGTAAATCAAATCATTATAGCCGCGCGTCAGCGAGCGGTTCGTGCGGAATTTTTCTCGGGGTGACATTTTAGAATTTGTATGGCCAAGACCACCAGACACCAAGCACATTGCTGAAAAACTTGCGCCGAATGTGCTGACAGCCGGAATTGATCAACGATAAACGGATGAACGGCTGGCCGTCAGCGTGTCCGATCCACATTCCACAATTTTTACGACTAAAAACGGTCATAGGAATTTCGGCTTGCTTGCGCCGCCCTTTTTCTTGCGCCAGCGGTTCGCGGCGGCGGTTGCCACGTCGGCGGCAATGGATAGACACTGGTCATATTCCAGCGTGGCGGTATCGAGCGCGGTCTGCATCTGGTTGCTGTAAATCAGGTCGTTGTAGCCGCGCGTGAGGGAGCGGTTGGTTCGGAATTTTTCGCGCGGACTCATGTTTTAATTGTCAATTTCAATGATGTGATTTTTTGGCTTGATCTTTGGATAATCGGCCAAAACCTTTTTAGCCACACGGCGCTTTTCAAAAAGCGCATGTTCCACGGATTCACGATGCCAACGATCTGTAATTGCGTTTGAAGCTGATTCCTTTTTTGCAAGTTTTCTCCATTCAGCTAAAGTCATTGAACACGGTTCCGGTAGTTGGTAGACGGTGATCGTTTGGTTGATGATTTTCATAGGAATTTCGGCTTGCTTGCGCCGCCCTTTTTCTTGCGCGGGCGATGGACTTTCAGGCGGCGATCATACACAGGTTCTTGCGAAATTAAGGTTTGGGAAAAACGCTGTCCGCTCGTAGCTTGACGATTGCCGGAAGATGGAGCGGGAGCGTTCACGCATTCGATGTGTTTGGGAATGGTATTGGCCCACCCTTGCCATCCATAGCCGCCCTAATGTCGTCAGCGTGCAGACAGTTTTTCAAGTCTGCGATTGGATCATTCGGTGATGTCTGTGCCAAGTTCCCATTGCAGTCATTGTTTCCTGCCGTGGCTCCATAAAGGATGCCCGTTTTCGGAGGCCCGTAGGTATTCAGGCATACCACCGGGTCGCCGTTCCTTGCTTCTCTGCCGTTTTTGTAGTGCATATTATTATTTCGTTTTTGTTGATGTTGATGTTTTGCCTGCGCCCTTGCCGGCGCGTCCACCACGCCCGCCGCGCGAGCTTCCGCGTTTGCCGCCCATTTTATCCGGGGCTTTGATGGCGGTGCTGTGGAGGTTTTGATTGGTGGCGTGGCTGCGGATGGCCTTCGTCAGAATCTTCTGCATGGCGAATGGCGCAACGGGAATGCCGCGCGGCAAAAAAGTCGGCAACGCGGGCAGGCTGGCGGCGGTCGGTTCGTTCATGGTTCGCAATGTCAGTAAAACACTGAAAGCGGGGGTTGTCAAGCGGCAACTGAAAAATAATGTTATTTTTCTCTTGACTAAAACACCAAATGTTGTCAATTCTCTTAAAGATGAAAACGAAGCTCAACATGACCGAGAAAATGAAAGCAAAAATCTTCGCGCTTGCCCCCGACTCGAAAGACTCTTTTGTTGTCAAGAGCCACCGCGAGATGACCGCGTGTTATCGCGCCGCCGAAACGCTTGGCCTGAAAATCGGACGCCAAGTTGATTGGGCGCGTGGCGGGTGGCGGGTGATTCGATTCACATAACCCGAAGAACGTCACGACCAAACCCTGATTATGAACACCCACAAATTATGTGTATCATGCCGATGGTTCGCTCTGGCACCAGCCAGCCAAGACGCCGAAAACGCGAACTGCAAACAACCGACCCTGCAAAAGACTTCGCTTGTGACGGGCAAGATTGAAATGCGATTTTGCGGCAACGAACGCCAGGGCATGAGCGCCTGCGGGCCGGACGCAAACCTGTTCGAGCCGAAACCGGAAAAGACAAATTTATGAAACCACAAAACCAAACAAAAAAAATATGAGCACACCAACAAAAGCAGTAACCACAACGAAACCTTCCGCACTTAACCTGATGGCATCGCGAATGAGCGTCGAGCCGACGAAACTTTTTGAAACCCTCAAGGCAACCGTTTTTCAAAAGGCCACCAATGAGGAACTTCTAGCACTGGTCGTAGTCGCCAACGCTTACAATCTTAACCCATTCCTCAAGGAGCTTTACGCGTTCCCCGCGAAGGGCGGCGGCATCGTGCCGATTGTGTCGGTGGACGGATGGAATAAGATGCTTGTCAATCAACCTGATTTTGACGGCATCGAATTTGAGTTTGCTGATGATGATTCTGGGAACCTGTTGTCTTGCACGGCCACAATTCATGTCAAGAACCGCTCGCATCCGGTGAAGATCACGGAATACATGGCCGAGTGCAAACGCAATACAGACCCGTGGAATAACATGCCTCATCGGATGCTTCGCAACCGGACTTTGTGCCAAGCTTCGCGTGTCGCGTTCGGTTTTTCAGGCGTCAAGCATGAGGAAGAAACGGACGCAATCGCGGTGGATGCCGTCATTGTTTCATCGGTGCCGACAACGCCAGCGGTCGAACCGCCTAAGAAGATTGTCGCGCCTGATTCAAAAACTCCGCAAGCTGAATTGGAAGCGGTTTGCATCACCAACGGCCACACATTTGACGCGCTTGTGAAATGGGGATTGGACACTGGCAACATCGAAGGCGCAGATTCCATGGCCGGGTTTGCCGACGTGCCGACCGACATTTGCAAACGGCTGCTCCGGGCGCAAGCCGGACTGCTCAAGAGTTTGGAACAATTGAAGCCCGCAAAACAATAATTTGGCGAAAGCCACGTCGGGATGCCGCGCGGCCAGTTCGACGTAAAAGCACAAACGCGGATGGAAAGCCCCAGGCAGGCTTGACAGCACGGAGAGACGGCAAACAAAACTATAAAAATATGTCAGACACCGAAACATCCCTGATCATCGCCAGCAACCGGGACTTGCCGACGTTCTCATTTAACCCGCCTGCCATTGAAGCAAAAAGGCTCGCGCTTGAACGGGCCGCTTTGATTGCCAAAGTCACAGACCGCGATTCAAAAATCATCGCAGTTCGCGCCCAAACCGAACTGAAAAAGGTTTTCACTTCATTCGAGAAGGCGCGACTTGAAAAGACCGAGCCGTTGCTTAACGCGCAGCGTGCATTTAAGCGCATGGTGGACTTGGAAAAGCTGCCATTGGAGCAGGAATATGAGCGCGTTTCGCGCGTCGTCGCCGTGTTCGACGAAGAAGAACGCTGCCGCGTTGCCGACGAAGAACGCAAGCAGCGCGAAGAGCTCGCCCGCATTGAGCGCGAGAAACAGGCCGAGCTTGACCGTATCGCCCGCGAACAGCGAGAACGCGAGGAAGCCGCGCGCCGGGCGCAACAAGAAATTGACCGCAAAGCGCGTGAGGCAAAGGAAACCGCTGAACGTAAGGCGCGCGAGGAACGAGAAGCGGCTGAAAAGCTGGCGCGTGAGGCGACCAACAAGAAACAGCGTGAGGCCGCTGAAAAGGCTCGCTTGGAGGCCGAGCAACGCGCCGCCGCCGCCAAGATTGAATCTGACAAGGCGGAAGCCGCTGCAAAAGCCGAGCGCGAGCGCGTGGAGGCCGATTTGCGGCATCAGGCAGAGGCGTCCGCTGCGCAGACAGCCGCCGTCGAGGAAAAAGCTGGGGATGCCGCCTATTGTGCTTCCCGCCCGCCGGAGATCACCAAAGTTCAAGGGCAGCGAACGACTTGCGATTGGGAAATCACCAAGATAAACGATTGGATACTGGCGAAAGCCCGCCCCGATTTGGTCAGCAAAATCACATTCGACATGCGCGCCTTGAAGGATGAATTGAAGCGCGGCAATAAACTTCCCGGAGTCGAGGCAAGGGAAGTGTTCACGGCGGGGGTAAAACTTACTCCTGACAGAAAAGCTATTGACATTTAGATTTTAAGAATTATGTTTTCCTCGTGCGTCAGTCAAAATCAATTCTCTCTTGCCCCGGAAGCCGTAAGGCTACACTCCGCTTTCTGCGGGACTGTCGCACACTGGGGCAAGAGAATCTTTACAGGTGCGACAATGCAATTTACAAACACAGAGCTTCTTAAATTCTTTTGCCGGATAAAAAAAACTGGCGAGTGTTGGATTTGGCAAGGCGGAATGTTCAAGGATGGCTACGGCAAATTCTGGTTTCGAGGTAAAGAGATTCGCGCAAATCGCCTTTCTTTCTTAATTCACAAAGGAGAATTTCCGGTCGAAAAACCTCTTGCCTGCCACACTTGCGATAATCGGGCTTGCGTAAATCCAGATCACCTTTTTGCGGGAAGTTACGCGGACAATTCGCAGGACATGGCGGCAAAGGGGCGTCAGGGATTACAACTTCATCCTGAACGCGCCGCTATGGGTGAGAGAAATTCAAATGCCGTCCTGTCTGACTTGGAAGCTGCTGCGATACGCTGGCTTTGCTCGCACGGAACTCACCAATGCCACGCCGCGCTCATTTACGATGTAAGTCGCGGAGTTGTGCATAGGATTGTGAATCGCCTTTCTTACAAACATTTACCAACCTAACTAAAAGTATGAAAAGAGGAGAAAAAGTTATTTGTTTGGATGCCGGACGATGCAGTTGCCCCCTGCTTCCGCCAGAAAGACGCAGATTGCCACCGCTTATCAAGGGAAACGTCTATGTCGTGGCGTCCATTGGAGAAGTGCTATACGGCAGCATCGTGAACTTAATTGGCGTTGATCCGTCTCCGCATTTAGGCTTCGCGCCAGAAAGATTTAGGCTATTGAGCGAAATCAAGGGAATAAAAGCCGTCCGCGAACACATTTCCGGCGTGCGATTGCCACAAGAACGAAAAGCCATCGAAGTTTGAAACAAATTCCATGAGCACATTCAAGCGCGGGAATACTCGGCGTCGTCTTCAGCGACTTGTCGGGGCGTATCCAGAAGGAACCGCACTAATGAGAATGCGCAAAGGGAAAGAATTATTTGACTGGGCGGTGGCCGCCGCAGCCGATGACAACGAAGAAACATTGAAGGCACATGCTGGGCGTTGGATGCCCTTTGCCGAACTCATGGCCGTCGCCTTCAATCGCCCTAACGAATCAAGCTCTGCCACGAGTGGTGGGCAGGGCGTAACCAATGCAAACAAACCGTAAAATTAACGCGATGCCGCCAACCTCAAGGGACACCACTCGTTGTGCAGCAGCGCGTTGTTAGGCGTGTATGAACGAACAAACCGAAGCCCGACTGCATGAAATAATGAGCATCGCCAGAAAGCTGTCATGGCTCTACAAAAATCCAACTGGCTACCCAATGATGCAGGGCAGCGAAGTGGAAAAATGTATCCTGATGGCACTGGATGACCGCGAACTCGAACGCTTCCGAGAGGCGGTGAAGGATGCTGATGTCATCACCATCAACCGCAACATAAACCCTCAACACGCCTAACGCCACAAGCTGAGGCACAGCGGACTAGGCGCGTGGATTGCAATGACGGCGCTAACCGCTGTTGCCTCCAGCGCGTTGTTAAACGGCCCAAAAACGTGACGGCCAACGCACAGAAAACATGCTGCAACTGGCTGGCTTTCTGCCTGACGCTAGGATGGAAGAAAGATTCACTGGATGCGCTCGAACAAATGTGGTGGGACTACCATGACCGAACCGGAAAACTCGTCAGGCCGCACGCCGCTGATGAGCCGCGTGGCGCGCGTGAAAGTCACGCTGGCGCAAGAACGATTTCAGGCGGGGGTAGCTTTGCATCGGTGAACCTGATGCCGCTTTCTTCCTCGGTTTGAATGTTCCTCAAAATGTCGGCCAAGGATTCAACGCAGGCGTCCGCGCCGTCCGGCAGAGCGTCGGCGTAGGAGTTCATGCGTTCTGCGACTTCGGTTGGAGTGTCTCCGACGGCCAGTAGCCAGCCGATTTCTTCATCGGGCGTCCCGTCTGCTGGAAACCAGATTTTGCCGTCGAGTTGGCAGCAATCGGAAACTTTCAGCCAGGGCTTGAGTTCGTCCGGCATGACAAAGGACGACCAAGAATCTTTGTCGCCCTTGATCTTGACCATGCACTCGGCGGAAAACTTGAAGCCGTAATCAGTGTCGACCAGTTCGCCATCCGCGCCGTGCCATAATATTTCCGGCACGTTCGCGGCGGCTAAGAAGGAGGCGGTGGACGGCATACCGCCGCGCGCTGTGGCGTCAATGAAGTAGGCTTCGGCTCCGGTGACGCGGACTTCCATTGACCACTGGCAACTATATTCACTTTCGGCGAGAAACGGCGAGAACGCATCCATGATATGGGTAAGTTCATCGGGCATTTCCCGTTTGAGTGTGACGGCGGAGAAATAGGCTTCATCTTTTTGTTCAATTCCGTGGAGCATAGTGGCTGGCCACTGGCCATGCACGCAAAATGTGTCCGCGCCGATTTCGAGTTTGGTGTCAATCTTGTCGAAAACGAGGAATGGGACGTGTTCTTTCAAGCCGCCAAGCTTCACTGCCCAGAGGTCGAGATTTTCTGCGTCCTCGCGCCAACTGCGCCAGTGTTTGGTTTCCAAGCTTCCTCTCCAAAATGAAACCTTGATGAATTGATCCTTTTTGTCTTTGAGATAATCGGCCAAAGCCGAAAGACCGACAAGGCTACGATGGGGTGCGATTGCCAGACCAAGCTCGCCGAGTTTTTGGAAAAAGAATTCTCGGTTGGTTTCCAGTCTCATGCCGGCCCCGGCCCCCCAGACGCGGCAGCCTTGGGCGCGCAAATCAGCTTGCAGGCCTTGGTGGTAAATGTCCGGGAAAACCCATAGGTCAATTTTGTTTTTTATAGCCCACGGGTCATTACAGCGAATGATGTCATCGAAACCCGCGCCTATGATGCCTTCGTTCAGTGTCGGAAACGCCTTTTCAAAAGGCGTGTGGTAATAGACTTTTCCGAATCCACCGGGTTCGGCTAGTCGCCGGGCCAGCGGGAGAAAAAATCCGTGGTCAAAAACCAAGGCTGTGCGGTTTGAAAAATCCTCGCTCACAAATTCAATTCGCCATAGGTGCCATAATTGACGGTGAGTTCTTCGCCTTCGGCAATCTCCCGTAGCGTGAAGAAATCTCCATCCCGTTCTTCCATATTAGGAGTCTTGCTGTGGTTCAAAAACCATGCCACCCCACACGAGTTGAGACTGTGATTCGGGATGTCAAAAACGCCGTCATTTTCGGGGCACAAATCTACCACCAATTGCATGATGGATTTGGGAAGTTGGGCGGATTCAATAGCGGCTCTGGTGCAAGTTTCAAACACGCACGGCCTGTCCTCTTGCATCGGATTGATGCCCTTGGGGATTGGCCGGACGGCGATGACGCCTACGCCTTGGATTTTGCTCGCGCCGATGCGGCAGAACACTTTTGTTTTGAGGTCGTTTATGAATTCAGTTGCGGTGATCATAGTATTTTTATTGCTCCATTATTTTTTTGGTTTCTCTGGCCTGGCCATCCATGAAAGTGAAAACACCGATGCCAACCATCACGCTTATGACCGCGATGAGTAAAACTCCAAGCCAGTATCGGCCATGATCAAGTTCAAGGCCGGCCCACACACCCGTTGGCATTTCGAGGGCGTAAAGCACGGCGGAAATATATTTGGATAGATTCATGGAAGGACGTGTTTTTTAATTCTTGGCTGGCGGCGTTTGATCACTTCAACCTGAACTTGCCGGACCGTTTCCGACACCGGCTCGGTCTTACGCAAGACGGGCGGGTGTTTGGCGAGCGCGTCTTTTTCGATTTCGTCCCAAAACGGCGAAACCATCGTCCGGCGGAGATGGGAGTCAATCGCGGCGCGCGTGTTCCGTTCGTCAATTTCCTTTGGATTCAGTTCCATGGTCGAAAAAGTCTTTCATCCGGTTGTGGGCGAGTTCCTGCAAATGCTCCTGGTCTTTTTGACGGGACTCCTGCTCAAATGTAATCTGACGCTGTGCTGTTCTTTGAGCATGGGACTCTCTGGCATTATCAGCTTTCAGTTTGGCCATCATCATGGTGCTTTGCAGTTTGGCCGCAGCCTCTGGGTCCATTCCGCCGTTTCCCTTCTGCTGTTTCTTCATGGCCTCTTGTGCGCGCTGGGCGAAGCCCTTGACAGCGTTCATCAACTGAGCGAGCGCGTCCGTGTAGTGTTTGGCCTTTTCCTTTACCGTATCGTCGGGCGGAACCCCTTTGACGTGCATCGGCTTTTCGTCTTCGGAAAAGAGTTTGATGTGGCTGGCGATGCCATTGCCCGGGACTGGCTGGCCCTGGATCGTCTCGCCGGCGAGGTTTTGGAGGCCGTTGATTTCGTCCGGGGTGCCCACGCCGCCCCGCTGGATGATTTGCTGGACCTTGGCGGCCATTGTCGCCAGCAGCGCCTCGATATATTCGGAATGATTTACGCCTTCCTTCAGGGCGACCGGCAAGCCTTGCAGCATGACGCCGGCGGCCAGTTGCGCGTCGTGGATTGAGTCGCTGATCACCGGCTGGTCGGGCACGGCCTGCCGCGCGAGTTCGTAATCGTCGGTGAGTGAGGCGAGGCCCAGGCGCATGAAATTGCGCTGCGCGGTCGGGTCGAGCTTGTTGTAATACAGCAGCATGATTTTGTCGAAGATGGCATTTTGCAGCATCTTGTTGCCGCCGCCCATGACCCGCACCGGCTGCACATTCCAGCGTTCGATTTCCAGCATTTCCTCCGGGACACCCGATTTGAGGACCGCCAGACGGAACTGGCGCACGTCGGCATCGCGGCTGTTCTGGATGCAAAAGCGACGGCAGATTTCGTCATACTGGAATTTCTGATAATTGTAAGCCTGGTTGAGCAGGCCACTGACCAGCGCGGCGCTGGTGTTGACCTTGGCCATGGTGCGCGTGGCGGTTTCATTCTCGCCGGCCTCCTGGTCGAAGTCCTGGGTGAATGAGGCGGAATTGTCGGACATGATCTGTCGGTTTTTTGCCAACGCCATTTTGATAAGTTCGCCGTCCACTTCCCAACGCTCATCCCGTTTTACAAATTGCAGACCGTCCGGCAGTGCCTTTTTGTCCGTGAGATCCACTTTCCACGCGCGCTCGGAGTCAACGGAATTTGTGACACGAAAATACTGCATCAACTGCTCGAACGTGCTTTCGTCGAACTTGCAGTTGAGGCGGTTTTGGACGTGACAGATCGAGTAGAGTAGGAAGCCGAGCGAGCGGACGGTGTGATAGCGGAACGGCGCCACGCAGGAACAATCCGCAAACTGGAAATGGACTGTCTCGCTCAACTTGTCGCAAAATACGGGGTTGCGGCGTTCTTCGGAATCGTAGAGGAAATCGCTTTTGTCGAAATTCCATTGGCCGTATTTGCCAGATTGTTTGCTGGGTTTTACGTTCAATGACATACCGCCCGCGCCGCCGATCCCAGGCTCGCCCCAAGCATCGAGGATGATCTTTTTTCGCCAGCCGGACCTCTTGCCGTCATCGTTCCAATAGATAAACTCGAAACAGTCTATGGTTGGGACACAATCAGAGGCGTAGTAGCCGCCGTCCTGTTTGATACGTTCCTCCATTTTTTCTGGCGACCAGACTGGAAGGTAAGCCGCCGAAGACAGGGCATGTGTTTGGTCGTTGACCCACTTTACGCACTTTTCAGCCTTTTCAATGTTCCAGCCGGGATCAACTTGGGGCTTGTGTGTATTCTCCCAAAGTTCTCGGGCGCTGTATTGGCGGTAACGGGCGAGGAACGGGAGGTTGCTCAGCGAGAGCAGCGTGTTGGATGGGACCAAAATATCCTCGATGCCATCGGATTCCGGGCACCACGCATGCGCGTCCGGCCAGCTTGACGGCCCGATGCCGTGCATGACCAACTGCGCAAAGATACTGCGGCGAGTTTCGAGATAGCGCAGCGAGCCTTTGATCTTTTTGTTCACCTTGTCTTGGAGGCTGGCGGCCCAGTCGCGGCGCTTCCAGACGGGACCGGAATCGAGTTCGACGGTGAACAACGGATCAGGCGCGAGAAACGCATTCGACAATTGACGGCGCGCGTTGTGCGCGATGTTGGACATGGACAGGTCGTTGTAATTGACGGCGATCTGGCCGGCCGCAACTTCATCCTCGCTGTAAGGAGGCCAGCCGTTTGCCAATTCGTTGATCCGTGTCCGGTTTTTTGCGCGCGGCCAATCCGCCAAACGGAGTTCTGAAACAATCTCTTCTACTAGTTGTGGGTTTGAAAAATTCATTGCTATCGTTAACTTTAACGATAACGTGAAACTTCAAAAGCGCAAGATACTAAAATAGTAGGGTTAAATCAGCGTTTTTTGGGTTTGAGCAGGCAGCCGCAACTTCTGGTATTTCCTTGAATCAGGTGGTGGCTGGTCGCGTCCTTCTCATTGCCACAGTCGCATCTGCAAAGCCACGACGCGCCGAATCCTTTTTTGTTGCCACGGCGAATCACCAAGAGTCGCCCGAACCGTTGACCCTCAAGATTTTTGACTGCGGGCATCAGACGGCAATCGCATGAAACGGCCAAGAATTTTTCGCCAGGATCGGGTCATCTTTGGGCCAGTCCCAATTCTGTGCAATCCGATCCTCGTGCTGCGGATGAAACACCACGCGCGAGCCGGTCACGTCGTAACAGTAGTTTCCGAACTCGGCCATGAAGAAATTCACCAGCCAGTTGTCAAAGACGATGCGGCCAAGGCGGAACTCGGCGGGGATTTTTTCGGCAACCTTTTTCCAAATCATGGGCGTGGCGGCGAAGAAGTCGAGGCCGTAGTCCACGAGCCGCCCCTTGCTGGTGTCGCCATCTTCGAGCACGGTCCAGCGGCGGGACACGGCGCAGCCGGCGAGATTGCTCCGCAATGCTTCTTCCACGCGGCGAAAGTTTGGCGGGATGATGATGTCCGCATTCACGATGCAGGACCAGTCATTGAGGCCGCCGCAAAAACCGGCGATGGCTTTGATCGTCGGCTTTTCTTTGCACGGCAGAAAAACGGTTTTTGCCGAGTGCATCCGCTGGTCGCGGTCATTGAAATAAAAAATCTGGTTGAAGATGCGCTCCCAAGAACGGTTGGCGGTGATCTGGTGCTGCCAAATTGTTTTTGGGCAGCCGTCGAAGGGGCGAAAAGATGAGACAGCGATCATTTGTTCTGTGGCTATTAAATAGGTTGGTGGTGATAAAGTAAACTACAAAACGTTAAACGAATTCGTAGTCGCCAGCACCCCGCTCTTTCCAGCAGGCGCGCATGGCGTTCTTGATTTCTTCGTCGGTGAATTCTCGGTTTAACCATTCCGTGCTTTCCATTGTTTTACAAATGGCCATTCGACACACTTCATCCAATCCGCCAGCCACGACGCTTTCAGATTTGAGTGCCTTTCGGACTTCGGCGATGGTTATTATTTTTTTCATGTTGGCTGTTATTGTTGGCGGCTTAATATATTAAGTCGTATAAAAAAATACATGCTGGTGGTGGGATTGTCAACTACAAAACTGGGATCGCCACTTTCAGCATGGTTTCCGCCCATTGCGCTGAATGCTCGCCAGTGTAATACGGGTCGCACGTCCACGCGGCGGACTTGTCGAAGGAGAGCAAACCGCAACGGGCATAATTTCTGGCATTCTTGGCGGCGGTGTAGTCGTGGCCTAAATAACGGTAATGGAGCAATTTGATGCCGGCGTCGTGGGCCGGCTCGGTGGTGTTCTCCAAGCGGTGTTTGCCGCGATTCCAACGGATCAGAGTGTCCGGCTGGAAGATCACGGGTTTGCTGTAAGTCGGCGCGGGCACACCCGTTTTGACCAGTTCATAAATCTGGCTGTGCCCGTCATCGGGCGGCAACCCTTCGTGAATCATGTTGAATCCGGTCGTGGCCAGGATTTTGTGCCCGTCTCTTTTTGCTTCGGCCAGAACCAGCCCCAGTTGTGGATGATAAAGGAATTCGTCAATGTCCGGCCACATGACCCAATCCGCGAGGCCGACATTGACGAATT